CTATGAAAGGAAAGGCAAACACAGACAGTGTTTCTGAAACAGTGGCAAAATATCTTGACCCTGCAGGCACTAGCACTAGAATGTCACGAGATTTAAAAAAACTAGAATCTTCTTTTGAAGGTTCACAAGCTGATGCTGAAGAACCTTTCACTCAAATAATTGTAGATGCTTCTATGGCTGCAGCTAGAGCAGGTAGAATTAATTACACTGAATCTATATATAATGCTCTTACTACTACATTTACATATATTGATAAACAAGGTAAAAAACGAACTAAAACTCCTATGGAAGGAAGTATTGTAAGAACATTTACCTACGAAGAAAGATACACTAACGACCCAGCAATAGAACAAGCGTTACAAGCTAAAAATACTATTGTGCATTTTTTAGAGGATGGGTCTCTTGTGGTTATGTCAATCAAGGATGATAATTTATTAGGAGCTATTAGAAATAGTTATAATGAAAAAAACCCATTAGTAGATATTATGAATACTGTTACAGGAACAATAGGACAGTTTCACACTAGATTTAACCCAAAGTTTGCACCACTTAACTTCACTCGTGATGCTATCACTGATATGTGGATAATAGGCACAGATTTAGGTGTGGACGATGTAGCTGGATTTACTCAAGATTTAGCAGAACAAGTATTTAATGGTGGTATGAGAGATACTTGGAAAATAATTAGTCTATATAATAAAGGTAAAATAGACGAAAGAGATGCTTACGCAAAAAAACGAGCTGCACAAGGAGATAGATGGGCACAAGACATGGTAGATTATTTAGAAGAAGGAGGTATGGTTGCATATCAACAAGCTCTATCTAATCAAACTGCCTTTGAAAAATCACAAGAATTAGTAGGAGCTACTAAGTATTTAAGAACTAAAAGAGAGATAACTCAATTTTTTGATACCTATATGGGTAACTTTGAATTAGCAAC